TGCTGTATCTCATATGGGTAGAATACCTTATGAGGAAGTATATTTTAGTTCTAGATATATCGAGGGTGCTATGTTGACTTACCTACGTAAGTTAAATCTAGTTGCTCCTAGTAAAAGACATGATGCCAGTTATGATGATTCTGCTGGTAGGTTCAGTGGTGCTTACGTGAAAGATCCAAAGCCTGGTCGTTACGAGTGGGTGTATGATTTGGATTTAACTTCTATGTATCCATCCACTATTATGTCTCTGAATATCTCACCTGAGACTAAGGTTGGTAAGTTAGCTGGTTGGGATGCTGAAGAGTTTATCAAGGGTGAGCAAAAGACTTATTCATTCTATCAAGGTAAGGAGAAGTTAAGAACATTCTCTACTGGTGAATTAAAAGATTTCTTTAATAAAAATGAGGTGTCGGTAGCCTCAAATGGTGTTGTCTATAAAACATCTCAACGTGGTATCATACCAGCGATACTTGAAAAGTGGTTCAACGAAAGAGTCGAATACAAGGGTTTGTCCAAGAAGTATGGTAAAGAGGGTAACGATGAACTGCATGGTTATTTTGATAGGAGACAATATGTTCAGAAGATTCTTCTGAATAGTTTCTATGGCGTATTGGGGTTGACCGTGTTTAGGTTTTATGATATAGACAATGCCGAGGCTACCACCACCACAGGTGTGAAGTTGATTCAGTTCACAGAGAAGGTAACGAATCACTATTATAATAATCTCTTGGGTACAGATGAAGATTACTGTATCTACACTGATACTGATTCTGTATTTTATTCTGCCATACCTTTGGTGAAGAAGAGATATCCTGATGCTGATATCAGTGATGATAAGTTTATGACCGAACAGATTCTAGATATTGCTTCTGAGGTGCAGGATTATATCAATAAGTCTTACGTGTATTTTGCTAATAAATTCTTAAACATTGGTGAAGATCATAGGTTTGATATTAAACAAGAGGTGATTGCAAAGTCTGCTTTTTGGGTTACTAAGAAGAGATATGGTCAGTGGATTATTAATGATGGTGGATTGGAGTGTGAAAAATTAGATGTGAAGGGATTGGACATTGTTCGAAGTTCCTTTCCACCAGCATTTCAAAAGTTTATGACAAGTGTGTTGAAGGCTATCCTACATAATTACGAGAAGGATAAGATAGATAGTTTTATACTCAAGTTCAAAAGTAGTTTGAGTAATCATGATATTAATGATATTGCTCTACCAAGTGGTGTAAAAGGTATGAAGAAGTATTTAGGAACTAAGAGTGGTGGTATTTTTAGAACACAAAAAAGTGGAACACCAGCACATGTAAAAGCTTCTTTGGCATACAACGATCTGTTGTCATATTATAAAGCTAATCATCTTGAACCAATTAGAAATGCCAGTAAGATCAAATGGGTTTATCTAAAGAACAATCCATTTCATCTTGATGCTTTGGCTTACAAGGGATATGATGATCCCAAAGAATTGATGGATTTCATCAAACAATATATCGATAGGGATAAGTTATACAATCGTGCTTTGAACAAGAAAATACAGATGTTTTATGATGCTCTGTCTTGGGATATGCCGGTTGATAAACAAAATACTATTGAAAGATTCTTCTAAAAACAAACCTGGAGTTATAATGAATAAAATAACATTAGACACATTCATTCAGAAATACAACCTTGGTGGAGCAGTAAACTCCGTCAAGTGGATTTCTGATGGAACAACACTTTCAACAAAATTTATCTCAGGCGATAAATCTTTGTTGGGGAATGTTGAATTAATAAAACAAACCTTGCCTGTATTTGAAGTCGGTGTATATGATACTGCTCAACTAGCAAAGATGTTAGGGACTTTATCAGATAGTATTGAGTTCGAAGTAAATGAGGTAGATGGAACACCTACGAATTTTCATCTTTATGATAAAGTTCTTTCAGTTGATTATGTATTGGCTGCTCTTGGTGTGATACCTGATGTACCAGACTTAAAGACTTTACCTACGTTTGATACTTTGGTAAATCTTGATTCTCAGTTCATCAACTCGTTTATCAAAAGTAAAGGTGCTTTATCTGATGTAGAACACTTTACAGTTCAACCATCAGATGGTGGTGTTGAATTTACTATTGGATATTCTGATATGAATTCAAATCGTATTTCCTTGAAAGCACAGAGTGGTGCAGTTACTATAACTGAACCGATTACTTTCAATGCTAATCTTTTCAAAGAGGTGTTGAGTGCTAACAAAGAATGTTCAAAAGCTGAGTTACAAATTTCTACAAGTGGACTTGCTCACGTTGAGTTCAAAGTAGATGACTTTGTTGCCAAGTATTGGTTAGTAGCACAACAAGGTAATTAATATGAGTTCACATGGACTATGGGTGGAACGTTACCGACCACAAGACTTATCGACTTATGTCGGTAACGAACACCTTAAAACTAAAGTAGAGAGGTTCTTAGATGATGGAAATGTACCACATTTATTACTTTATGGCAGAGCTGGCGGTGGAAAAACCACACTTGCTAAAATTATTGTTAATAATACTGAGTGTGATTATCTGTATATTAATGCATCGGATGAGAGAAACATTGACTTAGTAAGAGATAAGTTAAAGACATTTGCTTCCTCTATTGGATTCAAACCAATGAAGGTTGTGATATTGGATGAGGCTGATTATCTGAATGTTAATTCTGCTCAACCAGCATTAAGAAACCTTATGGAGACATTTTCTGCTCATTGTCGGTTCATCTTGACATGTAATTATGTTGAGAAGATTATTGATCCTATACAGAGTCGTTGTCAGGCATATAAGATAATACCACCGAGTAAGAAAGAGGTTGCTGTTCACGCTAAAACTATCCTTGAGAAAGAGAATATTTCTTTCGACTTGGATGATTTGGCATTGGTTGTAACTGCTGGGTATCCTGACTTACGAAAGGTTATTAATGAACTTCAACGAATGTCAATTGATGGTAAGTTAAAGATTGATAAAGATGGAATGTTACATAATGAGTTCAAACTTCAGTTCTTACAGATGATACAAAACAATTCAGATATCAGAACAATTCGTAAGTTGATTGCAGATAGTGGATTTAGTGATTATACTGAATTATTTAGATTCTTGTATGATGAGGTTGAAAACATAACGGGTGATAAGATACCAGATGTTATTGCTGAAATATCAAAGGGTGCTTATCAAGACATATTGGTAGTGGATAAAGAGATAAACTTTATTGCTACTGTATCAAGTATATTGAGGAAACTATAATGAATATGAGAGCACAAAAACCAATAAAACAACAAGTTCAAGTTGATTTAAAGGACGCTGAAACCATGAAATGTCAGAAGTGTGAGAATAAAATTTTCATACAAGGATATGTGATAAAGAAAATGTCAGCAATCGTATCACCAACTGGAAAAGAAGTAATAGCACCAATACAAGTATTCAATTGTGGTAGTTGTGGTGAATTATTACCAATGGGTGGGGATATAGATGAACTTATTTAGTTGGATTAACGAACTTTTTGTCGGTAAACGGGATTGGGATTCTTTCTCAGATGCCGACAAGAAGAAGTTTAGTCCCTTTATGGTAAATCGTTATCTAAGTATGGGTGAAGACTTTCTACCTTTTGTAAATTACTTTCAAAAGTATACAATAGAAGTCATGCCACCTAAAGCTGTATATCAGTTTTATTGTAATTTACTACCGAAGAAGAAAACTTATCTAAAGTATTTAAGTGGTAAAAAGGAAAAGACAAATGAATTAGTAGTTCCTTTTATCATGACATATTTTGAAGTGAGTAAATCTCAAGCAGCTGAATATTACAGATTAATACCCAAACAAGAATTAATATCATTATTGAAGAAATTTGGAAAATCCGATAAGGAAATAAAGAAGATGAAAATAAGATGAATAAATTATGGATGGCATTAGGAATATCATTGTTAGGTCATATTTGGGCTTGGTTTCATATGCAAGGTCAGTTTAAATATGAATGGGCAAAAAGTATGTGGTGGGTTATATTAGGTGGAATTCCACTTAGTCTTGCTTTTTGGTACGGAACTAAATGGTATTATGAATATTTCGGAAACTATTGGTATGTCAGACCAATTGGATTTGGTATGGCTACAATCGTGTTTACGATTTTGACTTATTTGATTTTACATGAGTTACCAGACACGAGAACAATAATAAGTTTATGTTTATCGGTTGTTATTATAATAATACAACTTTCACATTTAATAATAAAATAGAGGTTATATGAATATTAAAGAAACGGATAACACGGCTACAGAACATCCAGTTGTAGAACAAATGGAACAAGAGTGGCCTAAAATGACAACAGAATTTAAAAGACTACAACGAGAACAATATGAATTGTTCTGTAGAAAGCAACACGATTATGGTCCAGGTAATATTTCAGTTGGTACACAATTGATTACACCAGAAGAAGTACATTTGTCATTAACAGGATTGTGGTTCAGAATGAACGATAAGATACAGAGGTTAAAAACTCTATTGATGAGTGGTCGTGATAATGCTGTAGAAGGTGAGCCATTAGAAGATGCTTATCTTGATGTGTCCAACTATGGTATTATGGCAACAATCGTAAAGAATGGAAAGTGGGGTAAATGATGGAATTTTTATTTGGTATTTTGGGTATTTCCGTTGCTATAATAGCTGGGGTGTATCTTGGAGTTTTTACATATAAAATGTTGGGGGGTAAATAGTGGATAAACATTGGGGAGAGAAAAAAGTAGTACCTAAGAGAAAAGCCGGTGATGCTAATGAAAAACATATATCAGTACAAGATAATAAGATTTATTTCTATGCCGGTGTAAATCGAAATGCTTGTGTTGAGTTGAATAAAAAGATTGGTGAATTGGAAACAAAATCCTTGACTTTGTCAAAAACTCTTGGTATATTAGAACCATCGATTAAGATATTTATCAACTCGGGTGGTGGAAGTATCGTAAGTGGAATTGCCTCTATGGATACAATATTGAGATGTCAAGTGCCAGTTCACACTTATGTTGATGGATTCTCTGCTAGTGCGGCTACATTCCTAACTGTTGTTGGTGAAGAGAGATACATGAGTAGAAATTCATATATGTTGGTTCATCAGTTATCAAGCACTTTTTGGGGAACATATGCTAACTTTGAAGATGAGAAGAAAAATCTTGATATGATGATGAAAACAATAAAAGATGTTTATAAAAAATACACTAAATTACCTATGAAGAAATTAGATGAAATACTAAAACACGACCTAATGTGGGATGCGAAAACTTGTTTAGAGTATGGGTTGATTGACGAGATAGTATAATGGGGCATGTATCACATTCACAATTTACATCATATAATGAATGTAATTTAAAATGGAAACTTCGTTATATAGATAAGTTAGGAACATTTACAGGTAATATTCATACTCTTTTTGGAACTGCTATGCATACGGTAATACAAGAATATCTTACGAAAATGTATTATAAGTCCATCAAGGAAGCAGATAACCTTGATATGGAGTCAAGATTAAAAGAAGAGATGATGAAAGAGTTCACTACCATAAAAAATAATCAAGAAACATTACCATGTACACAAGATGAGATGATTGAGTTTTATCAAGATGGTTTGGCTATACTTGACCATTTTAGAAAGCATCGTGGTAAGTACTTCATGAAGAAAAACTATGAATTAGTCGGTATTGAGTTGCCTATAACTATGGAACTGCAGAAGAATGTAGAATTAAAGAGTTATCTTGATGTAGTCATAAGAAATAAAATATCTGGCAAAATCACTATTATTGATTTAAAAACATCAACCAGAAGTTGGACAGATTTTCATAAGAAAAACTTTTATAAGAAAGCACAATTATTACTATACAAACAATTCTATTCAGAGAAATTCAATGTACCATTGGACAAGATAACAGTAGAATTCTTGATACTAAAGAGAAAGATAGCAAAACAAAGTGATTTTCCAATCAGTAGATTACAGAGGTTTGAACCTGCTAATGGTAAACCAAGTGTGAATAAAACAATGAAGGCATTCACAGAATTTCGTGAAGCTATCTATGATGAAGAAGGTATTCATAAAACCAATAGAGAGTATTCGGCAAAACCTGGTAGTGCTTGTAAATTTTGTGAATTCTATAATACGGAGCATTGTAAATGGGGAAAGATACTTTAAGAGTAGGGATTGTCGGTAGTCGTAAATACGAAAACCGAAGAAAAATCAAAGAGTTTATCTTTAAGTTAAAGAATGAGAAAGGAACTGATACAATAATAGTAAGTGGTGGATGTAAGTTAGGTGCTGATAGATATGCTAAGAAATATGCTTTAGAACTTGGACTACAATATCAAGAGTTTCCACCGTTTCATGAGAATTGGAATATTTATTGTCCTAAAGATCAAAAGGATTATGGTAGACCTTATAGTGTGAAAAACTTCTTTGCTCGTAATAAGATAATTGCTGCTTATTCACATTATGTAGTGGCATTTATACCAAGAGGAGTTAAGTCCAATGGTTCTATGTCTACTGTTAATTATGCGAAAAAATTCGGAAAAAAAACACTTGTTATAGATTAAATATATATATTTATATATATATGAAGAATACACAAATAAAACTAACATCGGTAAAGGTTATTCAAAATCTTTACGAATCTTTTAAAAGTAGAACTGTAAATTCGTCTATGAACTTACAAAAGCTGGTGAATAGGTCTATACATCAATATTTAAGTGATACTGAGCTTAGAGAACAGATAGAAACTTACGACAAATTGTATGTAAGTGGAAGTCAATTCTAAAATCAATAAATAAAGGTTATTATGAGTAAGAAAAAAATATTATTATTATCAGATGATATTAGGATGCATAGTGGGGTTGCCACGGTATCAAAAGACATAGTTTTCGGAACACTTAACGAATATGATTGGGTTCAATTAGCAGGTGCTATCAAACATCCTGAAAGGGGTAAGATAGTTGATATGTCTAATGGACTTGAAGAATATGGCATCAAAGATGGGTATTTGAAAATTTATCCAGTTGATGGGTATGGTAATCCTGATTTACTTAGAGAAGTATTGGAGCTGGAAAAACCTGATGCTATACTTCACTATACTGATCCAAGATTTTGGATTTGGTTTTACCACATGGAAGCAGAAATCAGACAAACCATGCCTATATTCTATTATAACATATGGGATGATTTACCAGATCCACAATACAATACGAATTACTACAGAAGTTCTGATTTATTGATGTCAATATCAAAACAAACTTATGGCATTAATAATAGATTATTAAAACCTTACGGTTATGAGGATTGGCAAACAACATTTGTACCACATGGAATTTCATCAAGGAGATTTAAAAAGGTTCAAGATGATGATGTGAATTTAATGAATTTTGAAGAAAAATATGGATTATCGGATAAGAAATATAAGATATTATATAGTAATAGAAATATCAGAAGAAAACAACCTGGTGATGTTGTATTAGCATACAAATACTTTATGGATGAATTAACGCCAGAACAACGAGATGAGTGTGTGTTGGTATTTCATACTCAACCTTGTGATGATAATGGTACAGATTTACCAAGAGTTCACAGGCATTTATGTCCTGATTATGATATATGTTTTACTTATGAAAAGGGTGGATCATTTGATGATAATCATATGAATTTATTGTTTAATTCGGCTGATGTTTACATTAATCTTGCTTCCAATGAGGGATTTGGATTAGGTAGTGCTGAAGCTATTACAGTTGGAACACCAATCATTGTAAATGTTACAGGTGGACTACAAGACCAATGTGGATTTACAGATGATGATGGGAATCTATTAACTGCTGAAGATTATGTTGAGTTAGGTACAAATCACAGAGGTAGATATAAAGACCACGGAGAATGGGTAAAACCTGTTTATCCAGCGTCAATATCTCTACAAGGTTCACCACCAACTCCATATATTTGGGATGATAGATGTAATCCAGAAGATGCAGCTGTAAACCTAAGAGAGTTCTACGATATGGGTAGAAAAGAAAGAAAGAGACTTGGTAACATAGGTACTAAGTTCTTTAGAGAAAATCAAATGACAGCAAATGCCATGGCTAATAATTTTATAAAGTCAATGAATGGGGCATTTGATAAATGGAAACCAAGAAAAAAATATGATATGGTGTGTATATGAAAAAATTAGTAGTTATGGTAGCACCATTTAATACTCGTAGTGGTTATGGTGATCACGCGAGGTCAATATTTTATTCCATTATGGATAGAGAAGATATTGATATAAAATGTATTGATGTTAAATGGGG